CGGACCCAAACTTAATCGTAGTTCTACACTTATCAGCTATGATGTTAAAGTGTCATTCACAGCAAATGAAGAACTGTTGGAAAAACATCCTTTGCTTGAAAATGGCGCATACATGACGGATTCAACAATGTTCAGAACAAGTAGAACATTCCTATTGACACTTTTGTCCCCAAGAAATGTTAGTAGGCAATTGACATTCGAGCAAGCTCGCACGTTCATTCAGCGTGATGCAAGTTCAATCAACACGATCAATGTTGATTCACGACTGACAATGCAGCTTCACAACATCATTGCCAATACCACAACACTTGCCATGGCGTGGCTCTTATATGATCGACAACAATGTCAGGTTTTTACTGACAGCGTTCAGTCGGATTTCCGGCTTCACCCTCAACATTGATCAGAGTGTTGAGGGGGTATCGATCCAATGAAGTTCCTCTTCCAAAAGTACCTACCGAGAAAGCATTCGGCAAACCAGATGGAACATTGAAACTTGACACAACGGTAAAAATAGGTAAATTGCATGCAGTTGACGTCGCAAGACGGCCACCTGTTGCAGTTTGCTTAGGACCAACTGTTGCGGGAGTATCAATGCCAATTCCAGATTTGCAAAATGGCAATACGGCTTTGGAGGGAGCTTTGTACAGATTTTTAAGAGATATACCCCACAGCAAGCGCCCGAACAAACACTTCCGAAAATTTGTGAAAATGTGGGTTCGTCATAACTTAACACCGCTAGCAGAAAACCATGACCTATCGTTTGATACTTGGATTCAAAACACACCATACAGCGAGTCGCGAAAAGCAGAACTCCGACGGGCTCATACCGAGATTATGGAAAGTGGCAAGATCAAAACTGAGGTCAAAGCATTCTTAAAGGATGAATTTTACTTGGATTTCAAGCATGCGCGATGTATTAATTCCAGACACGATGATTGTAAGGTTATTTTAGGACCATATTTCCAAGCAATCACTGAAAAACTCTTCGACATTGAATCAATTCCCTGGTTCATCAAGAAAGTTCCTCTTCCAGATAGGCCCGATTATATCTATAACATGATGTATGAACCTGGAAGATATTATGTCTGCACGGATTACACGAGTTACGAATCTAGTTTCACTAAAAATCGGCAGTACGATTGCGAAAGAATATTATATACTGAAATGTTAAGGAACCAC